ACTATTGACGCTATGAACTTATACGCCCAAGAGGTAGTAAAAAGGGCAAAGCGTAACCTAAAAATAAAACGTAAGGTAGAGGGTAAATACCGTATAACAGATAACACGGGAGACCTGGCTAACGGACTAAGCTATAAACTAGTAAAAAACGGGGGTACTTTAAACCTACGCTTTACCTCTAACCAAGCCTACGCCGACTTTATAGAGGAGGGGGTACACGGTTCTACTAGTAGTTATAGGTCGGCTAAAAAAAGCCCGTTTAAATTTAAAAAGCAAAACCTAGCGAGGGGAGTAGTTGAAGAGTGGATAAATACCAAACCTATAAAACTAAGAGACCTAAAGACTAACCAATTTATAAGCCCTACAGAGAAAGCAAAAAAAACCGCCTCTTTTTTAATAGGTCGCAGTATTGCAAACAAAGGTATTGCCCCTAGGCATTTCTTTAAAGACGCTATAGAAGAAACAAAAAACCGCTTTGTAATGGACTTAGCTAACGGAATGATACGGGACACTTTTAAAACTTTTAAAGACATAGTAGACTAATGGCAATTACGCAATATAATTTCAATAATACCGACTACGTACGGAGCTCGGGCAAGAGGGTAATAACTTGTACTAGCGATAAAATAGGAACGGTAGGGGTATATAACTATAGATTTTACTTAGAAGTTATAGACGGGAGTAATACCTACGCTTATACGTTCAGATATAACGCCGAAGAGTACGGGGTAATAAACATAACCAAAATACTACAAACACTAGTAGAGGCTACTAACATACAAGACGAGAAAACAATCCCGACGGGTAGCTCTACACTAGCAAACATATACAAGCAAAACCTACATAGTATACCGCATACGTTTTATAATAGTAGCGATACCCTACAATACCCGTATTATTTAAGTAGAGGGGGCAACACTACCAAAAAAATAACTTTAAAACTTTACGACTTTTACGGAGACACGGCAACGGCAAACCCTACCAAGAGGGCGACGGGCTCGCAAACGGCGTATATATATTTATTGTCGGGGTTTGACTTATCGACTGACCTAATTAACGTAGACTATACAGAGTATAAACTAACTAGTAGTAATATGAAACTACTAACCGATAACTATAACTTTGTAGATAACCTATACTACCGAATAAAAACCGAGCTAACCGACTACGGTACTATAGCCTTTTTAAACACTACCGAAACTATAAACACCTCGGCAGACCCGCACACTATTAAAATTACATACTACCACTCGGGGGGGACTACAGTACAAAACCTTTTGCAGTCGGACGCCTACGGGGGTAAATACGACGCCTCGGGGGTAGACGAAAAATTTATAATTTATGCGGGTGTATACCCCGCAAACTTAGACAAGTTACCCGTAGCTTTTACTAGACCGCAAGACTTAACGGGGCTAGCTTATTATTCGGTCGAAATAGTAACGAGCGGGGGCGTCGCTCGAAGTGTAAAATATTACTTTGTTATTGGGTCGGAGTGCCAGAAATACGAAAAACAACGCTTTGCATTTTTAAACAGTTTAGGCGGGTGGGAGTATATTAACTTTTACGAAAAGCGTACCGACGATATTAAGAGTAAAAACACAAGTATAAAAAAATCGGTTTTAGACTACGAGGGTAACTATCATACCAATTCGGGAGGGTATAACGTAGCCCCACTTAACGAGGGGGTAAGTGTGCCAAACGTAGGGCATAGGGGCGAGAAAATAGTAGCTACTAATTTTAGCGAGACCTTTACAGTAAATACGGGGTATTTAGATAACGGCGACGTAGAGAAAATAAAGGCTATGTTTTTAAGCTCACAAATAGACTATATAAATAGCGACGGGTCAGCTAGAGCGGTAGTACTACAAACCTCTAGCATAAAGGACGTTAAGAACATAGACAAACATTACGAGCAAATTAGCTATAGTTTAACCTTTAGATATAGCGTACCAACGTATAACAATATTATATACTAATGGCTAGTACATTAATTGCAATAGATAGCGACGGTAAACAACACTACCTAAATATTTTAGAGGGGCAACCTATTACGGCGGACTTTAATTTTAAAGATATTACCGACCTAAAAACTAAAGGTAGCCACACGTATAATTTTAGACTACCAAGCTCTAAAACAAACGACGCCTATTTTAGTAGCTACTTTATGGTAGGTAGTTATAACGACGGTACAAATAATAATTTTAACCCGTTCTATAAAGCCGAGGCGTACCTCTTACAAGATAGTATAGAGGTCTTTACGGGCTATATGCAACTCGTTAACGTATTCCTAAGATCTGGCAATAGGTACGAGTACGAGGTAATACTCTTTAGTAACAACGTTAGCTTTATCGACGACCTTAAAGGGCTTAAAATGTCCGAGCTAGACTACACCGACTACAACCACGCCCCAACTATAGCGAACGTATACAATAGTTATAATACGAATAGTATAGCCTCGGGCGACGTGGTGTACTCTCTTTGGGACTACGGGAGCGGACTAGCTACGGACTTGAGTACTACGTTCTTTAATACGGGTAGCGGGTTTTTTCCCAACCCCGACCTAGGGGGTACGGGTAGTATTAACATAAGTACACTACGCCCACAAGTAAGACTAAAAGCGTTAATAACTAAACTATTAGGGCATAAGGGGTACGAGTACGAAAGCGTTTTTTTTGATAGTGCATTCTTTAGCAAAATATATGTAGACGCTAATTTTAACGGTAGCGATAGCCTACGCAGTAACACCCCCCTAGGTTATTACAAAGTAAAAACACAAAACACGGGAACGCAAGCCTACGACTACGGCGACAACTACGTAATACTAGACGCACCTAACGAACTACTAGACCTAGATAATAACTATAATACTACTACTAATATTTTCGACGTACCGTATACGGGTACGTATCAATTTACTATTAGCCTCGATATGGCTAAAACGGGGGGCGGAGATATGGGCACTAATTCGCCTTGTGATATAGGTATCTACCTAAAGACGTCGGCAACAACCTACATACTACAAACCTATGCGGGTAATACGTTTAATATAGGTACGGGTACTAGTCAAACAATGATAGCACAAGCTAACCTAGAAGCTCTACAAGATATTGTAGTAATGGTTAAAACGCCAACGCTAGAGGCTACCCCTCAAGGCGTAGGGGTAGACATAACTAACATATACGTACAAATAGATTTAATAGAGGCAGACCTAACCGACGGGGTAGTAAGTTTTAGTAGCTTATTCGGAGGGCTTAAAGCCTTGGACTTTTTTCAAAGCGTTATAAAAAAGTTTAACCTAGTAGTAATACCTAATAAACATAACTCTAACCAATTATATATAGAGCCTTACGAGGTGTATATGAGCCAAGGCTCTAGCGTAAATTGGGACGATAAGCTAGACTTTACAAAAGACGTACAAATAGTACCGCCGACTAAATTCTCGGGGCGGTCGGTTTTATTTAAAGATACGCCTAGCGAGGATTACGTCTACCAATCATTTGCCACGGCAACGCCTTATACTTTCGGTCAATATGAGCTACAACTAGGTAACGAGTTTACCGAACGTACTAACGACTTTACTAGCGTATTTAGTCCTACTATTAATTACCCTATAGAAATAGCGGGCTTTTATACTAGCCCTATAATTACAAGAGACGCCGACGGCTTTAAAAATGTAGGGGGTATTAGACTTAGTTTTTACCACGGTACTAAGACGGTAACCAATGGCTACTATTATAAACTTGCCGAAGTAAATTCACCCGTAGGGGACTCTAAAAACGTAGCCCCGTACTTTAGTGCTTTTAGTGAGCAAGATTTTTCTACCTCTACCGACGTTATTACGATAAATTGGGGCTGTACTCTTAGCGATACTTTAACCACTTGGGAAACGATACCACTAAACGGGCTAGCGGTTAAATATTGGTACAAGTATTTAAAAAACAATTTCGACATAAATAGCCGTATGTTAATAGGTTATTTCAGACTAACCCCTAGAGACATAGCCGACTTTAATTTTAACAACACTATAAAAATTAACGGCGAGGACTATATAATAAATAGTATAAAAGGTTACCCTATAAGCTCGGCGGGGCTTTGTAAAGTGGAGCTACTTAAAAGTTTCGCCAACTTTAGCGAGACCGTACCCCTACCGCCCCCGCCTAATGATTGTAGTGCCGAGGGTATGGCATACGTACAAGACGGGCAAATATTCTCTAGCGTTTCGAGTTCGTCAGTTAGTGAGGCTTGTTGTAGTTTGTGGGTCGATTGGGGAATAAACACCTATTGGTATAATAGTGCTTGTTGGCTACAACCCCCCGACGATACACCCGACCAATCTAGTGGCGAACGTGCTAGCATTACTACGGACGTAGTAGGGTCTAACAACGTGTACAACTTTGTAGAGGGTGGTAGTATAAACGGAAATAATAACCAAGTAGTAAACAGTATAAGAGACGTAAACGTAAAAGGCGATAGCAACCTAGTAAAGTCTCGTACTAAAAAAATAGACATAACGGGCGACGACAATACAGTATATGAAAACGTAAACGACGCCACTATAATAGGTACGGGTAATATAATACTACCCGCAAGCGATAACCAAACCCTACACGGCGAGCCCTTAATATATACCAATAAGTTAAGCAACATAAATATAACGGGCGAGTATGGTAAAGCTCTAAATAATAACGAGGTAATAATCTCGAAAGGCTCAAGCGCAAAAGAGGGGACTAGCCAAGTCGCCGAGCATATACTAAAAACAACCATAGCGGGCGGGTCTCGTGAGGCCTGGATAGGTCAACTCGGGGCATTTACTACGTACCCTAACACGGCTACCTACAATAGCGAACTAGCTACAAACTCGTTTAGGCTACCCGATAAGACTATCGTAAAAATGACCGTAACAATACAAGCTACTACGGGCACTACTGCGAACGCTTTAAATACCCAAACTTGGGACGAGGTAAACGAATATAAACTATTGAGCGGTACTGCTCCTATACTAATATCTAGTAACCAAGTTAGTAGTAGCCAAACCTCGGACTTTAGCGGGGCAACGATAGAGCTACTACCCTCGAGTAATTTACCCTATATATATAACTCGTACTTGTTATATTTACGGCTACCGTTTAGTACACTAGTAAACGATTGCACGTATAACATTAAAACCCAATATACAACGAGCGTATTAAGTGGTACGGTAGTCTCTAATATTACGCCTACCGATATAACGGGGTGCGTATTATGGTTAGACGCTAGTAATTTTAGTAGTGTTACTTTTAACTCTAGCGTAGGTACGGGGCACTCTATAAACGCTTGGAACGACATAAGCGGGGGGTATAACCACGTACTACAATTAAGTAGTACCTATATGCCTAAATGGGTTAGCGGTTCAGTTGGTAGACCCTATATAGATTTTGACGGAACGAGTGCGGTACTATGGAACGCCGACGCTGATCTGGTAGACCTAGCAACTACAAACAATACTTTTATTGCGGTATTTGAGAGCGATATAACAACCGCCGAAACTTACGGGCAAGTAGTTACGGGTATAAACTCTACGAGTAGCGTACCGAGGGCGGGTATAACTGTAAACCCGTCCGCTTATGGCGGTGGCGGGGTAGATAGCGTTAGTTATTATAACGAAAATACTGTCGCTAATATGTTCCAATGTAATATAGGTAGTGCGGGCGTAACAGACCGTAAAATAGTAATAGGTAGGCGAGACGGTGCAAACCTAGATATAATAGACGAGAACGGAACAACTGATACGTATTCGTTAGCTAGTAGCCCGACCGATGGGCACTACTTTACTGTAGGCGGGAGGTTTAACGGTACGTACGACTATAGCGAGTTTAACGGTAAGATACACGAAATTATAGCGTACGACAATAAAATAAGCGACGCCGATAGAGAAAAACTAATTTACTACCTAAAAAATAAATGGAATATACTATAAACCTAACAGACAAAAAAACAACTTTAGAGCTTACGTATCTTTATACTTATAAGGACTTAACCGAGCACCTTAATAAATGTATAGAAGTAATAGCCCCTACCTTGGATATATTGCCCGATTTTAAAGAGCACTATACCCCCAACAATATAGGCGACTACTACGAGCGACTAAAAAGAAACTACGAGCTAAAGCTAAAAGCGTGGCACAATAGAGGGCGACTATGGAAAAATTAGTATTTGATATAGAAATAAAAACCAAGCTAGACAAAGCCGTAGAGGAACTAGAAGAGGTAGCAAATGCGACTAGCGACATAGCCAAGAATACTAGTGCTATGAGAAAGATAGGAAAAGCTAGCTTAAGTGCTATAAAAGGTTTAGCTAATGGTTTTAAGGGTCTAGGTTTGGCAATGAAAGGCACGGGCTTACTTTTGCTTAACGAGGCATTTAAAATGCTCAAAGAGATAGTTATGCAAAACCAACCCGTAGTAGATGCCTTAGAAAAAGGGACTACTGCATTAGGTATTGTATTTAACCAAGTGGCGGACTTTGTAAGTAATTTAGGACAACAAATATTTAATGCATTTTTACAACCGCAAAAAACTATAGATAGTATAAAAGAAAAGCTAATAGGCTTTAAAGATTATATAGTAGATAAGTTTAGCGGAGTAGGTACAATACTTACGGGGATTTTTAGCTTTGATATGGATATGATAAAGTCGGGACTTGAAGAGGTAAAGGGCGACTTTAACGACTTTAAAGAAGACGCTACCGCAGTATATGAAATCGTAAAAGACGTAGCGGTATCTACTTTTAACACAATAGTAGAAGAAAGTAAAAATGCATTAAAAACCGCCGACGTATTAGTAGAGCAACGTAAACAAGTAGAACTATTAGAGGCGGGGCAACAAAAACTAATGCTACAATATCAAAACCAAGCGGAGCTACAACGCCAAATAAGAGACGACGAAAGCCTAACGTTTGCACAAAGACAAGAGGCTAACCAAGAGCTAGGGCGAATACTTGACGAGCAACTAGCAAAAGAGCAAAACCTAGCACAAAAAAAGCTAGACCTAGCTAAATTAGAGTTATCGGTAAACGCCGACAACCTAGAACTACAAAAAGCCGTTATAAGTGCCGAGACCGAAATAATAGACATAGAAGAACGTATAACGGGGCAACGCTCGGAGCAACTAACAAATACAAACGCCCTAATAAAAGAACAAGCCGACGCTATAAACGAGCTACGTACGGCGGGACTAAGCGAACGAGAGGCAGAGCTCGAGCAACTTAACCAAGACTACCAATATAAACTAGAGCTAGCTAGAAAATCGGGGCAAGATACCGAGGCAATAACAAACCAATACAACGCCCTAGTAAATGCGTCGAACGAGAAATTTAGAAAAGAGGACGCAGACAACCAAAAAGCACTAGACCAAAAAGAGAAAGACCGCAGAAAAGCAAACGTAGAGGCTTTAGGTAATACTATTAAAATGGCGGGGTCTTTATTTGAAGAGGGTAGTATAGCACAAAAAGGCTTTGCGGTAGCTAGTGCGGTTATGGATACGTACAAAGCGGTTAATATGGCGTTATCTAGTGCACCGCCCCCGTTTAGTTATATAACGGCGGGTATATCGTTAGCTATGGGTTTAAAAAATGTTAAGGAAATTATGAGCGTAGACCCTAAAAACCCTAAACCGTCTAGCGGTGGCGGAGGCGGAGGCGGTGGCGGAGGTATGGGCGGAGGTGCTAGAGCCTCGGCGGGTTTAAATATGGACGAGGTAAGCAATAACATACAAGACTTTGCGGGGCAAAATGCCCCGAGCTTTAACCTAGGGCAGAGCCTCGGGGTGTTTGGAGACGATAGCCCCGTCCAGGCCTACGTAGTTCAACAAGACGTACAAGACCAACAAGAGGTAAGCACACAAATACAAGAAAGAGCAACCCTATAAATTAAGATTATGACTAAAATAGTAGAGCTAATTATCGACGACCACGCCCTAGAAAATCAAGACGGCGTTTTCGCTATAAGTTTAGTAAACCAACCCGCTATACAAGAGAACTTTATAGCACTAAAAAAGGCGAGTAAAAACATAGAGGTACAATTTAACGAACTCGACGCCGACAAGCAACTATTAATAGGTGCGGTACTTATACCCGATAAACAAATACTAAGAGTAGACGCCGAGACGGGCGAGGACTACTACGTATATTTTAATAAGGAAACTATAAGAAAAGCTAGCGAGCTCTTTTTTATGCGAGATAAACAACATAACCACACGCTAGAGCATAGTAAAGAAATAGCTAACCTAACAGTAGTAGAGAGTTGGATAAAAGACGGTAAGCTAGATAAAAGTTACGAGTATGGTTTTAAAGACTTACCCGTCGGTACTTGGTTCGTATCGGTAAAAGTAAACGACCGTACTATTTGGGACAAATACGTAAAAAGCGGTAAGGTACAAGGCTTTAGTATAGAGGGGTATTTTACAGATAAACAAACTACACTAAGCGAGGACGAGAATATACTAAACCGTATACGTAAAGTAATTACCGAGAGCGGGCTATAAATTTCTCTTTACTTTGAAAGTCTAGGGCGTAATGACAATCGTAACAAAGTAGGCGTATATTGTCGGGGTCTAGTCTAAGCTCGGGGTATAAGCCTTTAGGTTTGATATGGGCAAAGTGCCACGCTTTAGCCTCGTTACCTAGGTGCTCTTTACAGTTTGTACAATTGTGCGGGCGGGTTTGCCAGATCTTTAAAAATAGGGCTTTCTCGCCCGTTGGTTTTCTACGTTTCATTTTTTTATATAAATATAAACTAACTTTTTTAAAAAGCGTCTTTGTATAGTTGTAACATATACTAAAATATGAAAAACACAATTAACCAAATTAAGGCAATCCTAGGTATGGAGGTAGCCGAGATAGAGCTAAAAGTCGAGGCGGTACTAGTAGACGGTACTAAAATCGGTAGCGACGCCGAGGCTTTAGAGGACGGCGTACTAGTTTACGTTGTCGGTGAGGACGGCGAAAAAATGCCACTACCTACGGGCGAGTACGAAATAGAGGGCGGAGCGATTATGTCCGTATCTGACGGCGAAATAACTAGCCTAGTACACCCCGATAGCGACGCTAAAGAGGACAAAGCCGAGGAGGAAATGAGCGAAGTAAAAGAGGTAGACCTCTCGAACTACGTAACAAACGAAAACCTAGTAGACGCTTTAGAGTTAATACGCTCGGAATTTGCCGACACTATACAAGGTTTAACAAATGAAAACACCGAACTAAAAGCAGAGGTACAAAAGCTCTCTAAACTTTCGGCGGTTAAACCGTTAAAGCATAACGCCCCACAAACACAAGAGTACAACACGGGGAACAAAAAGCTAGATATGTTACTAAGATTAAAAAACAATTAAGAAAAATGGCAAATAACAAAAAATACGAGTTTGCGTACCCTACGGTTTCTGCAAATACTTATGCGGGCGAGTTAGCCCTACCTTATTTAAGCCCCGCTACGGCGTCTAACTCTATCGAGAAAGGCTACGTAACAGTTTTAGCGGGAGTTAGAAACAAGGCGGTAGTATCTACCTTAACGAGTGCAAACCCTATTGTAGCGTCTGCGTGTGCAACTACTGACGGCGATAACCTTACATTAAACGAGAGCGTACTAACTACGACCGACGTTATGGTAAGCGAGGCTTTATGTAGAAAAACTTTGTACCCTACTTGGGTAGCTCAACAAATGAACGGTAACCGAAACGGCGAGCCGTCCGACTTTATCGACTTTGCTAGCTCTGTGGTAGCGGGTAAAAC